CTGGTAGTACAGGTAAAAGTACTGCTCCCCATCTTCACTTTGGTGAGCGCGATGGTGCTCGCTGGTCCACTAGCAAACCCGTTAACCCACAGAAAACATTGGATGCATAATGATTGACAAGGTAGAATCAAATAAAGATAAGCAATCCATTATCTCAGGTAAGGCTGTTGCTGTCCGCATCAACGGTAGAACATCTTGGAAGGGTTCAGTACGTAGTAAGCGTAACCTATGGGAGACTACCGTACAGGTAGAACTACCAGGTGGCGGTCTACCAAACGTCATTCGCTTCCGCTTCTGCCGTTACCCAGGAACTGCTAAGGCAGATTACACTGGTCACTTCTCCTACCCAGTACATCCTGGTATGGCAGGTAAGACTATCTGGATAACACTAGCACACTCGTTTGTGTCCGGTGGTGCTATGCCAGTAGGTCTATTCATTGATCATGATGGTAGTGCACCTATTACCCTGGATGGTCGACAGATTAAATCAAACTAATCTGTACAAAAGAATTCCCCCCAGAGAGATTTCCTCGTCTCTTTGGGGGGATCTTTTTTATTTGTGCTGACAATAACAATCAGGATAACTACACTTAGCATGAAGCATTTGAGATATAGACTTGCTTCCTACCTTGCTTGCATCACCTGCATCCTGACAGTTTCTACAGATCATAGTTCTTTGTCCTGACCTTCCGGTCAAAAGAATTAATGTCACGCTCTAACTTAAGTTCTTCTTCAAGTTTGTCAACCTTCTTAACTAGACTAGTTAGTTCAGACTGAAGAATGGAACTCTTCCACTGTTCCATCACTATCAGGCTCTTTAGGTACGCGTTCTGTTTCTTTAGTGTTCTCTTCAGTATCATCTGATTCATCCTCATCTTTGAAAGGTGGAAATCCACCAAGGTGTCTTACCATTTTGTTTAGTGCTCGGTTAGCCTGCATCGCTGCTGCTTTTGATGAAGGCTTTTCTGGTAGTGCTTGCTCATGTAGATCCTGTGAGGTTACTTCCTCACCATAGAACAAGAACACAAGGTTCTGTTCCTTTTCATCTAACATACCAAAGGCTCTACGAATGTCAGCAACGTGTGCCATCCAATCATCTGATTGTTCTAGAGACTTAGTTGACCTACCGGTAGTGGACAATGCGTTCTCTACCTTCTGCCAGTTGTCTGACAAGATAGCAGGGATCATAGCCTTGACAAACTCTTTACGATACCAGAACACATCCTCTATGCTGTAGCCTTCCTTGTGTGCCTTCTCTCGAATACACATATCGTAAGCAGCATTACGTAATGATCTAGCAAATAGTTTGTCAGAGTCTTTGGACTCTTCCTTTAACCACTCTCTAGTTTTTACTGGGTGTTCAATGAACCATAGCCACAAGTGTTGCTCTAGGTCTTGTCTTTCGACCATCGGATACTTGCGACAATACTCGGATGCAATTTGAACAACCATATCTCTATAAGTTTCGATAACTTCATAGTCAAGTTTACCATTCATACAATTCACCCTCAACAACAAATGATCTGCCGTTGATCGGGACAACTACTGGGGTAACATTACCTCTACGAATGTAGAGCATAGTGAATGCTTGTTGCCAGTTAGCCGAACCTGTGTTCAGGTAAGACGCTTGGCTAAGATCCATAAGGTGTCCGACTTCAACTCCGTAGAGACGGTTGTGAATCTTCCCGTTGTATCCTTGGTGTTCGTGTTGAATACCCGCTCTATGTGTATGCCCACAGACAACCGAAGCCCCAATCTTGCGAGCCAAAGCCAAAGCAGTGCCACCCGCTTGTCTTGAGATGTTGCCTTCATCTCCATGCGCCAGTACCCATCCTGGAGTAAACTGCCAGATAGTATCGTGATAGGTAATTTCGTTCTCACGATAATTGAGTAACTTGGAATACTCAAGGTCCCGCAAACTGGCGAGTGCTGGGGCATACTTCTTAACATAGTGCTCGACTCGATCGCCATGGTTGCTCCTCATTGTATGGAATGGCTTGTCTCCAAGTTGTTCCTTGAATTCAAGCATGATCTTCGCAGTCTTATCAAGGTTCTTCTGAAGTGTACCTGCGTACTCACCAGCCGTACCCTTGTTCCAACGTGATGGTTCCGGACTATCAGACTCATCACCTACACAGTACAGTTCATCTGGTTGGTAGTCACCAACAAAGTTCTGTAATGCCCGTACCGCACGTGGATCGTGGTATGGGATTTGCATATCAGGTATTACAATAACGCGTTTCACTTCTTTGTATCCTTACTACTATCCCATGAACCATCGAGAACCATAATTCCAATTAGTCCATAGTTACTAATGTCTATGAATGTATCCCGTAACGATTCATAGTTTGCATCCCTACCTGTTTCCATAAGGTTTGCTAGTCTTGCTACCTTGTCGTGCAAACGTACAGCCAGACCATTGATTGCACCACCGGGTGCACGTGAAATGTTTTCTGAACCATAGTCTTCGTGCTTCTTGATTAGTATCTCTACTGCTTCATCAGAGGCAGACATAACATCTAGATAGAATCTATCTTGACTAGTGATTAGTTCTTTACTGGTGGGACGATCACTGTAAGGGTCACTTCCCCAGCCATCACTCTTATTTCTTTTACTGTCATACCCAAATTGGTTATCAGCCTCACGGCTGTAGTCACCGTATTCTCCAAATCCGTAGGATTCAAACCATTCATCCTTCATCTTACTCATACTGCTACCTTCTCCCTAAAGAATTGGTGTCCATGTTTAATGTACATACTGTTAACATCTTCGCCGTCGTTCATTGGTATTACAATTGTTCCTTGGTTTTCCTTCGCAATCTTCTTCGCAAAATCCGAACCAGGCTGATCGCCGTCAGCAAATACATAGATAGTCTGGAAGTCTTGGAGTAGTAACGAGTAGTGCCTCTTCCACGAGTTAGCCCCAGGAACGCCAATTGCCGGGATACCACACTTCTGGTGTAACGTGATCGTGTCGATCTCTCCCTCGCATACCGCAATGAAATCACCTGCCTGTTGAATTGCTTGTACGTTGTATAGTCTTGTCTCTACCCCTGGCATACCCATATACTTTGGTTCACTACCATCAATAGCACGAAACCGTATGTCTACTACACCGGTCTCTGTGATGTATGGTATTGCTAGTCTGCCAGCGAATTGTTCATGCCCTAGAAGAGGCTCCTCTACGTACCCTAGGCGGGCTGTAACTGCGTCTTGCAAGGTTATGCCCCTCGTTGCGAGATACGCTTCTGCTCTTTGCACCGCTTGCCCGTAGTGTAGTGCTGCTCTGTCCAGTAATTCCTTCTGCGATCTTGATTGCTTCACGAAATCCTACTCCCTCTTGTTCCATAATAATACTATACGTGTCACCTTTTACCCCACATCCGAAGCAGTTAAACGCATTCTCCTCAACATTTACTGTTGCTGATGCGTGACCATCATCGTGGAATGGGCAACGTAATTTAACCCAACCGTACTGTTCTCTAACTGTCGCACCATAGTGCTCCAGTATGGGCTGTATACTGTGCTTGTCCACTAGTACCCTGCTTCACTAAGTAACTCATACCAAACCTCTACTGGCATAGTGGCGTACCACTTGCCAACATCTGTTGTACCCTTCTTCTTGTGAATAACAACACCGGTATCTGCCTTGTCATTTAACATCTCAACTTCTAATTCACTTAGCCATTGAGATAGTTCCATACGTGCGTGATTCTTTATCTCAAGCACAACGCCAGGAATGCCAGCGATATCGCCCCGATCGTTACTGCCATTGAGTGATCTTCGTTCAACGTGCTTCCTGCCTTTTCCTATTAGCCAGTTAACTACAGCAGTTTCTGCAGCAGTACCCTTCTGCTTACTCTTGCTCACTAGTACTCACCTCTGTCTATGTAAAGTATCAATGCTAGTAACGCAGTTAGCAATGCTCCCACTACCCAATCCATTATCTCGCCTCCTCTAGGTCAGCGATGTACATATACTCAGGATTGAACTGCAACCACACAGGCGTATTGCCTGATGGATCAGCCTTTCCGTACCGGTTCTTGACAGATGCTACAGCCATCAGACCTTGGTGTTGTCCAAGAGTTAGGATGAGTGCAGGGATCTGGTTAACCATACCCTGAATAGCATCACGTGAAG